ATTCATTTAGGTATGGCGTTAGAATTCCAGAATCTTTGCTGAAAAAAATAAAAAATCCAAAAGATACTATTGAAAAAGATTTGGTTGCTGGAATTTCTTTGCAGAGTTTAACATCTGTATCTCAGGGTGGTAAAGCTTTGCCTCTTCCAGCAGATAAGACTAGTGCTATTTATTATAAAAGAGATGATTGGCAAGTTTGGGCAAGGCCCATGACATATTGCATACTTGAAGATTTAATGATGCTCAAGAAGATGAAGCTTGCAGATCTTGCAGCATTAGATGGTGCTGTTAGTCACATTCGTGTATGGAAATTAGGTTCGCTTGAACACAAGATTTTGCCAACTGAAACAGCTATAGGTCGTTTGGCAGATATGCTTATGAACAATGTTGGTGGTGGCTCAATAGATTTAATTTGGGGTCCAGAATTAGACTTTAAAGAAACATCAACTGATGTTGCAGCTTTTTTGGGTGAAGAAAAATACAAACCAATTTTAAATGCAATATTTGCTGGATTGGGTATACCACCATCTTTAACTGGTTTACCAGCAGGACAAGGATTCTCAAACAATTATATTAGCTTAAGAACATTGATTGAAAGACTTGATTATGGTCGTTCCTTGTTAATTGCGTTTTGGGATAAAGAAATCAAGCTTGTTCAACAGGCTATGGGATTTAAAGTTCCAGCCCAAATTGTATTTGATCAACATACACTTTCTGATGAAGCTGCTGAAAAAAGATTGCTTATTGATCTTATGGATCGTGATCTTATTAGCGAAGAAGCAATTCAAGAAAGATTTGATCTCATTCCTGAGATTGAAACAGTTAGAAGAAAGCGTGAAATGCGTAAACGAGAAAGTGGTAAAATACCTAAGAAAGCTGGACCTTGGCATAATCCACAGATTGAAGATGATCTTAAAAAAATGTGGGTTCAAATGGGTATAATGTCACCAAAAGACTTTGGAATAGATGTTGAAACACCACCTCCTATTATTGATCAGCCTAAACCTTCTACAGAAGATAATTCTCAAAGTCCAAAAGGAATTTCTGGACAAGGAAGACCAGTTGGCATTAAAGATTCTGAAAAAAGAAAAAAGAAAGTCATTGTTCCAAAAACTGCTGCCAGATTAGTAGATACAATGGCATGGGCAGAGCTTTGTCAAAAAAATATATCTGAGCATGTTAACGCTGCTTATTTATCTTCTTTGAACAAAAAAAATCTTAGAGAGCTTTCATCTCAAGAATTTGAAAGCTTGGAAAAAACAAAGTTTCATATACTTTGCCAAATTAAAGCAGATCAAAAAGTAGACAAGGATTTAATCAAAGAAATAATATCTACAAATATGGAAATACCTTTAAAAATAAGAACCATTGTCAGTATAGCAACTAAAAAATATATAGAAAAAGAAGGAACTCAACCAAATACTGAAATGAGAAGAAAGATTGAGGCATCATCAATAGCGATTTACAGAGTAAATGAGATGCCATATGAAAACAGTGATACTGATAACATTACATAGAAGGTACTACGAATTTGTTAATTCGATAAAAAATATTAAATCTAAAAGTATCTTTGCAAATAATTTTCCAAGCATATTTGTAGTTTGGGCAGATCCAGAACCAAGCAGATATTGGTTGTTGAATGAATTGATTGAAGATAAAATAATAGAATTATTAATAACAAGACATATGTTACCAGGAGAAAATTTAAAGGTAGCAACAACTTTTTATGAGGCAAATAACATAAGACTTGGTTTAGAAAATGTCTTTAGGACTTATCCAAATTCTTTCTGCATAGTTCAAGCATCAGATATAATTATAACTAATTATGGTTTTGATTTAATGATAAATGAAATGAATCGTGGTGCAAACGGTGTTGTTTTTTATTGGTCGCCAGATGCATTTCACACAAATTGTTTTGCCATATGTAGCAATAAAGATTATTGGCCTCCTTTTGTAAAAAAAAATGATCCAAACATATTAGAATTATTGTGGAAAAGAAATTTAGCTTTTAAAAAAATAGATAATTTTTTAACGGCAATGTCTAACTATAATAGAATAGCTTTTGAGCATGATCATATTTCAGAGAACATGATTCCATTTCCTACAAAATATATTCCAAAAAACACTACAATTAATTGTTATGTTTCTGGTAGTATAAGTTTTATCAGAATTGTTTTGAATTTTTTTCGGTGTATTATTTTAGGAGATTGTAATGGCAAAAATAATTGTTAATTATGATACTAAAAAATCTAAATTGGAATTTTATTTTAATAATTCTGAAATAGAAGACATATTTTCAATATTTATTTATAGGGATATAACGAACAGTTATAAATACACAATGGAAATTGTGAGCGATGATGGAAGACAAACTATAAAAAATGGCGAAATAGTATCACACAAAAATTCTGATTTATTTTTGAAGAAATTTTTAAACGCTATTGAGGTACAGAACAATGAATAATATAGCTATTTACAAAGCCGAAATAGAAGATGGCTTAAAAGAAAAAATCTCTTCTAGTCTTTCAATATCGTCTTGTGTAGCAATAGAAGATTGTATTCCTTTTGAAGTTTCAGACTATAAAGCAATTGCTGAAAATAAAGGACAAGTAGATTTACATTATTTAAAATCTATTCTTGTTACAACTGGTTGGAATAAAAACGATGATGTTTTTGATCGTGCAGAAGTTTGGGTAGCAAGAACTAGTCCAGAAGATAAGCCTTTTAATTATGAGCATGATCAAAGTCAAATAATTGGTCATATAACATCTTGCAATGCAATTAATATTGATGGTAGTAAAATACCTGACAGCAGTACAATAGATGAACTTCCTTCTAAATTTCATATTGCAACATCTGCTGTTCTTTACAAGTATTGGGAAGATGCAGAAAAACAACAGAGAATGAATGAAATTCTTTCTGAAATTTCGCAGGGGAAATGGTTTGTTTCAATGGAAGCATTATTTACTGCTTTTGACTATGCAATAATCGAAGGTGCAAATTCTAGAGTTGTAGCAAGAAATGAAGAAACTGCATTTTTAACCAAATATCTTAGGTCTTATGGGGGGAATGGCGTATATAAAGATATGAAAATTGGTAGGCTCTTAAAGAATATTACATTCTCTGGTAATGGTCTTGTTCGCAAGCCAGCTAATCCAGAAAGTGTTATTTTTCAAGAAACAGAAGCTTTTAAATCAAATTCGGGGTATCATTTAGGTGAGACTATAGTTTCAAAGGAGATAGATCAAATGAAAGACAATGAGAATCAATTTGAGGACATGCAAAAACAACTTGAAGACCTCAATGTTTCGTTGGCTGAAGCCAATAAGAAAGTTGAAGATTTTCATGCTGAATCTGGCATGTTAAACAAAGAAAAAGAAAACATGGCCAATCAATTGGCAGAAGCTAAAAAGATGCTTGAAGAACTCAAGACTTCTTATGATGCTGTGTCAAATGAACTTGGCACTATGAAGAAAGACAAAAAAGCAAATGACCGTCTTTCTATGGTAATGGAAAAGATGGGCATGAATAAAGACGAGGCTATTAATGTAGTCAACTCTTTAGAATCTCTTGCTGATGAAGCTTTTGCTTCAAGCGTAAGCTATCAGTCAGAGTACATGAACAAAAAAATGTCTGAGTATAAAAAAGCTGGTTCTGAAGTAGAAGTCGAAATTGAAACTAAAGATCCTTCTGAAAAGAAGGATATGAAGAATCAAGAAGAAGACAATATGGAAGAAGATCCAGCAGCTAGTAAAGCCTCAATTTCCGTTTTGGATACCGCAGAAGTTAAGAATGATGCTGCTCTTGCAACTTCTGAGGTGGCTAGTGAAGTCAGGCAAGTAGCATCGCAAATTGCTTCGTATTTTGGTTTAGACAAACACGCCACAGCATAAGGAGAGAAATCTAATGGCAATTAAACCAGACCGCTTGATTAATGAAACCGACATTTCGTTGGTTTGCAATGATGTCCACGAAAAAGGCACAGTTCTTATTTATGGAACTGCTGCTTCTGGTGCTGGCATTGTAACCCCAGGCCTTTGCAGCTATCTATCTGGTAGTCCTTCGGGCTATAAGGTTGCTGGCCTTAGCTTGGCAAACTTTGTTGACATTGATCAAACAAGGGTTCACCGTAACTTTCACAAAGATGAACAAGTAATTGGCGAAAAAGCACCACTTCTTCGAAAAGGTTATGTTGTTACTGATAAAGTAACTGGTAGCCCTACCGTTGGTGACAAGGCTTATTTGACAGTTAGTGGTTTGTTAACCCCAACTGTTTCCGCTGGTGGTGGTGAAGTCGCCACTCCTAGAGTTGGAACTTTTGCTGGTGCAAAAGACGAAAACGGTTATGTTAAAGTTTATGTTGAACTTCCAAACTAATAAGGAGAGATAAGAACATGAAAAAGCCAACACCCGAAATGATTGAATTGCTTAAACAGTCTGGAAGCAATCAATTTGAACATGCGACTGCTGCTCAAGCCGAACTTGCAAAGGCACTAACCCTTCCTTTGCGACAAGGCGTTCTCAATGGTGACATCATTGGTGGCATCTTTGAACCTATCAATTTCCAGCCAGGTACATCTATTGAATTCCCATTAGATTTCCTTGCTCCTGGTTCTGAAAAAGATTTCGTTGCTTATACGATTCCTTCTCAGGGCAAGATTCCAGAACGACATGTTGAAGGTGACTTCGTAATGGTTCCAACTTTCGAAGTTGGTTCCTCTATCGACTTCTCCTTGCGATATGCTAGGGATGCTCGTTGGGATCTAGTTGGTCGTGCTCTTCAAGTTCTTGAAGCCTCCTTTGTTCGTAAAATGAACAACGATGGCTGGCACACTATCCTCGCTGCTGGCGTAGGTCGTGGAATTGGCGTTTATGACGCTGCTGCCACAGATGGCGTTTTCAGCAAGAGGCTTGTAGCTCTTATGAAAACCTCTATGCGTAGGAATGGTGGTGGTAATAGCACCTCCGTTAATCGTGGTAAGCTTACCGACCTATATCTCTCTCCAGAATCTATGGAAGATGTTCGTAGTTGGGATATTGGTGAAGCTGACGATTTCACAAGGCGTGAAATTTTCGTAAGTCAAGACTATGGTTTGACCAAAGTTTTTGGCGTAAACCTTCACGACATCGATGAACTCGGTGTTGGTCAAGCTTATAATGACTACTATGAAAATGTTCTTAGCGGAACTTTTTCTGACGGCAAATTGGAAATTGCTATCGGTCTTGATCTTGAAAAAGCAGACAGCTTTGTTATGCCTGTTCGTCAGGATATCGAAGTATTTGAAGACCCAACTTTCCATCGTCAGCGTAGAATGGGCATGTATGGTTTTGGAGAACACGGCTTCGCTGTTCTTGATAACCGTAGGGTGCTTATTGGTCAACTCTAAGACCATGTTTTTAAAAAAAAATAGCGACTCCAGTATTTACTGGGGTCGTTTTTTTTAATATAATAGCATAGGTAAAATCTTAAGGAGAGTGCTATGAGTAAAGAACCTAATATTTTTGAAAAAGCTGCCAATTTTGCAAAAGCTGCTGTTAAGCATGTTGCTGCTGGTATGCCAAAAGTTACAGATGAGCAATTAAAAATTAGACTTGATGTTTGTGATACATGTCCAGAAGTTAATAAAGATAGCCCAAATTGGACATGTACAAAGTGTGGGTGTAACTTGAAGATAAAAGCTAGTTGGGCTACTCAAGATTGCCCTATTAAAAAGTGGCCAGCTATTACTTAAAAGATGGTGTATTTATCTTTGGAGAAAATAAAACATGCACTTCCAAAGAAACATAACAAGAATACAAGATCAAGATGACTTTTCTGGAGTACCAGCCTCTGGACAAGCCGTTTTTTTTGATGGTGAAAATTTTATCACATCAGATGTTCTTGGATCACAAGGTCAGCAGGGTCTTCAAGGTTCCCAAGGCTTACAAGGAATGATTGGTGTTCAAGGACATCAAGGTCAAATGGGTGAACAAGGTTTTCAAGGAGATCAAGGTGACCAAGGTAATCAAGGGTCTATTGGTGTTGGTCTTACTTTTCGTGGAGCCTATAACCCTAGTTCACAATATTATGTAAATGATGTAGTTACATATGGTGGTTCGTCTTGGATTTGCATATCAACTATTGATGGAGTTACCCCTGCGGAAAATAGTTGGTGGACAATTTTTGCTGAAAAAGGAACAACTGGATCGCAAGGATCTCAAGGATCTCAAGGAAGACAAGGTTTTCAAGGAAATCAAGGAAATCAAGGAAGACAAGGATTTCAAGGCCATCAGGGAGATCAAGGTTGGCAAGGTCATCAAGGGTTTCAAGGAAGACAAGGCTTTCAAGGTCATCAGGGAGATCAAGGGTTTCAAGGAGAACAAGGGTTACAAGGTGTAGCTGGAATAGATGCATTATGGAATTTCACAGGTGCTTACAATGGCGGTGCAGCATATGCCGTAGGCGATGTAGCAACCTATTTAGGGCAAACTTGGTATCGTGTAAATTCTAATGGCGGTAATGTTGGTGATACACCCGCAGAAGGAACTTTTTGGACATTGATTTCTGCAAAAGGAGATCAAGGTAATCAAGGAAGTCAAGGCGACCAAGGAAATCAAGGCGATCAAGGTGATCAAGGTTCACAAGGTGACCAAGGATCACAAGGTTTTCAAGGCGAACAAGGATTGCAAGGTGATCAAGGTTTTCAAGGAGAGCAAGGCAATCAAGGTTTCCAAGGTGAACAAGGGTTTCAAGGAAATCAAGGTGATCAAGGGTATCAAGGAAATCAAGGCACAACACCTTTAATTTGCACTACACAAAACACAGGCGAATATTATTTTCAAACAGTTGGTGAAAACTATTATCAAAGCCCTATAGCAACAGGTTTAGCATTTGGTGCTGGACAAACACTGTCTGTATACGCACCAACTGATAATGTTATACAGTACATGCGAATAACTTCCTATAATCCCACAACAGGTAATATAGTTGCAGTTGTTACGCATTCTTCAAGTCCCGGATTTAAAACATACGACACTCTTTCAATTTGTCTTGTAGGAAAAGTTGGTGAGCAAGGTAATCAAGGATCACAAGGAAGCCAAGGAGAACAAGGTCTTCAAGGAATTCAAGGAGAACAAGGCAATCAGGGTTTCCAAGGAAACCAAGGCGAACAAGGTTTCCAAGGCAATCAAGGATTTCAAGGAGAACAGGGTTTCCAAGGCGAACAAGGAGAACAGGGAAATCAAGGATCACAAGGGGAACAGGGCTTTCAAGGCAATCAGGGCGAACAAGGAGATCAAGGAGATCAAGGGCAACAAGGTTTTCAAGGCGAACAAGGGATTCAAGGAAATCAAGGCGATCAAGGATGGCAGGGCGAACAGGGTTTGCAAGGAGATCAGGGTCAACAAGGTAATCAAGGATTTCAAGGAGAACAGGGTTTTCAAGGACAAGGATTCCAAGGTGATCAAGGGTTTCAAGGGAATCAGGGTGACCAAGGATTACAAGGATTAAATGGAAACTTTGGCGGTGTTACAGTTGAATATCTTATAGACACTCTTAATTATACAATAAATGATCCAGGCGATAATTTTATAAGATTCAATAATTCTAATATTACATTAGCTACACATGTAATTATTGATGATAATCCAAACAACTCAAATATTGATCTTTCTTTATATTTAAATACCATTTCCGCATCAACAAGCACAATGAAGGGTCACTTTAAATTATCCAAGAAAAGTGATTCTACAGTATTTGCTCTTTACACAATAAGTTCTTCAACAGAATTAGAACCAAGTTTTTTTGATGTTGTTATTTCTTATCTATCTGGAAATGGAACATTTTCAAATAATGATGAAGTTCTTTTAACTTTTGCAAGGACTGGAGATAAGGGAGATTCTGGAAATCAAGGTGAACAAGGACACCAAGGCAATCAAGGGCTTCAAGGACAACAGGGATTTCAAGGCGAACAAGGGTTACAAGGAAATCAAGGAAATCAAGGAAATCAAGGATTTCAAGGCGAACAAGGGGAACAAGGTGATCAAGGCAATCAGGGGTTTCAAGGCGATCAAGGCGATCAAGGCGATCAAGGCGATCAAGGATTTCAAGGTGAACAAGGTTTACAAGGAGATCAAGGATCACAGGGAAATCAAGGCGATCAAGGATCACAGGGTGAACAAGGATCACAGGGTGAACAAGGATTTCAAGGAAATCAAGGAAATCAAGGAAATCAAGGCGAGCAAGGATTTCAAGGGATACAAGGAAACCAAGGTGAACAAGGATTTCAAGGTAGTCAAGGCGAACAAGGTTTTCAAGGCGAGCAAGGCAATCAGGGCACTCAAGGTTTTCAAGGTTTTCAAGGAAATCAAGGAGAACAGGGTTCACAAGGGGATCAAGGTGAGCAAGGTTCGCAAGGAAATCAGGGAGATCAAGGCGAGCGTGGAATTGCTGCATTGTCTTGGACATACAAAGTAAATACAACAACTCTTACAGATCTTGACCCTACCAATGATTATATAAGTTTTAATGCTGATCCTTTTACTTCGGCCACTCAAGTTAAAGTAGATGATAATCCATACGGATTAAATACTACACTACATGATTTATTCTTAAGTATTCAGAGTGGTTATTTAACCCTAACAAGTCAAGCAAATCCTTCAACATATGTTACTTATCAAATAAGTTCTTGCGTAGATGGTACTGCAACAAATGATACTATTGATGGAAGCTATGTAATATTTAATGTGGCATTAGTTAGTACATATGGAGTAATAAACAACGAAGATTTTGTTACTCTGTCTATTGGTCTTGTTGGCTCGCAAGGCGATCAAGGATATCAAGGTTCACAAGGAAATCAGGGAGATCAAGGTAGCCAAGGTGATCAAGGAGAGCAGGGTTTTCAAGGAAACCAAGGTCAGCAAGGGTCACAGGGTGAACAAGGTTTCCAAGGTGACCAAGGTTTTCAAGGCGAGCAAGGCGAGCAAGGAAATCAAGGTTATCAAGGCAACCAAGGCAACCAAGGCAACCAAGGTGAGCAAGGTAATCAAGGTAATCAAGGTAATCAAGGTAATCAAGGATCAGATGCATTATGGAATTTCACAGGTGCTTATAGTGGTGGTGCATCATATGCCATAGGTGATATAGCAACTTATTTAGGGCAAACTTGGTATCGCATTCATGCTAACGGTGGCAATCTTGGAGATACCCCCGTAGAAGGAACTTTTTGGACATTGATTGCTCAGAAAGGTGACCAAGGCTATCAAGGATACCAAGGTCAACAAGGTTTACAAGGTGAACAGGGCGACCAAGGTCTTCAAGGAAATCAAGGAGAACAAGGGTTCCAAGGTGAACAGGGATTACAAGGCGATCAGGGCGAACAGGGTTTTCAAGGTGATCAAGGCTTTCAAGGCGAACAAGGGTTCCAAGGCAACCAAGGATTTCAAGGTGAACAAGGAATTCAAGGTCATCAAGGAGAACAAGGAATTCAAGGTCATCAAGGAGAACAAGGAATTCAAGGTCATCAAGGAGAACAAGGTTTTCAAGGAGAGCAGGGGGAACAAGGAATTCAAGGTCATCAAGGGTTCCAAGGTTATCAAGGTGAACAAGGTATTCAAGGTGATCAAGGCTATCAAGGAGATCAAGGCTATCAAGGATTTCAAGGACAACAAGGAAATCAAGGAGATCAAGGATTTCAAGGTGAACAAGGAAATCAGGGCGAACAGGGATTGCAAGGATATCAAGGCAATCAAGGATATAGAGGCGAGTCTACTGGGGAAACATACTATTTTAATTACTCTGTAGCATCTGATGTGGCTGGATATAAAGAACTTTCTATAACCCCAATTGCTACAGCCCAACAGATGGTAACAACATCATTGGCTGGAAGCACAGACAATATACTTATCGCTAGTTTCATAACGCCACAATTAGGGTTTTCAGTTATACCAGGTGGATCTCAGTTATTCCACCAACACTTTCTAAAGCAAGCCTCAAACGACCACATTCAAACTTATATTACAATACAATTAGCAAACTCTACTGGAACTCCAATAGGGCCAATATTATCAACAAATGCTCCAATGATAGGATGGACTGATTCTGTTAATGCAGTAGAAACCTTAATGGATTTAGTGTTAACAACAACGACTATAGATCCTACCAATCGCATGATTGTTAAGATTTATGCAAATAACGATGATAGTAATTCTCACTCTTTGAAATGGTATACCGAAGGAACTGCATATTATTCGTTTGCAAGAACGACTGTCAGCGTAGTGCCTTTAGATGGACCACAGGGTTCACAAGGAAATCAAGGGAATCAAGGTCAACAAGGGATACAAGGCAATCAGGGCAATCAAGGCTCACAAGGAAATCAGGGCGACCAAGGGTTTCAAGGAAATCAAGGCTTACAAGGAAATCAGGGCGATCAGGGATCACAAGGCAATCAAGGAGAACAGGGTTT